AAATGGTTGAAACTTTTAATGACAATCGTTTTAGTATATGTAAACTACCTAGACAGTCAGGTAAATCAACAACAGTCACAGCTTACATACTATGGTTGATACTATTTAAAGATAGTCAGAACATAGCCATTCTTGCAAACAAAGGATCTCTTGCGAGAGATCTATTAGGTAAGATACAGTTCGCATATGAATATTTACCAAACTGGTTACAGCAAGGCATTGTTACTTGGAACAAAGGTAATATTGAACTTGAGAATAGTTCTAAAGTTGTCGCCGCCGCCACTTCATCGTCTGCTATTCGTGGTGGTTCATACAATCTTATATTCTTAGACGAGTTTGCATTTGTTGGTAATAATCTAGCAGAAGAGTTTTTTAGTTCTGTTTATCCAACAATCTCTTCTGGACAAACATCTAAGGTTATTATCGTGTCTACACCAAATGGTATGAATCACTTTTACAAAATGTGGACTGATGCTGAAGAAAAGAACAGTCAGTATGTACCTATAGAAGTTCACTGGAGCCAAGTACCAGGAAGAACTGAGAAGTGGAAGAAAGAAACAATAGCAAATACTTCCGAAGAACAGTTTAGACAAGAATTTGAATGTGAGTTTCTAGGCTCAGCCGGCACACTCATACACCCTACTAAGTTAAGAACACTAGCACATGTGACACCTATAAAGAAATGGCAAGATGTTGAGATATATCAAGAACCAAAACAAGATGCAATATACACGATGTCTGTTGATGTGTCAAGAGGTGTTGGTTTAGATTACTCTGCTTTTATTGTTGTAGATATATCACAGATGCCTTACAAACTTGTAGCAAAGTATCGAAGTAAAGATATATCACCATTATTATATCCTACTATTATATACAATGTAGCAAAGTATTATAACGAAGCTTATGTATTAGTAGAAATAAATGACATAGGACAACAAGTAGCTGATATCTTACATCAAGATTTAGAATATGAGAACATGTTAGCAACTTCTATGAAAGGTAGAGCAGGACAACAAATCAGTGGTGGATTCTCAGGCTCATCATCTATGGGCATACGAACTACAAAACAAGTAAAAAGGATAGGTTGTTCTAACTTAAAAGACTTGGTAGAACAAGATAAATTTATTGTACAAGACTATGAAACGATTGTAGAACTATCAACATTTATAAGTAGAGGTGGTAGTTATGAATCTGAAGAAGGTTCTCACGATGATTTAGTTATGTGTTGCGTTTTGTTTTCGTGGTTAGCTAAACAAACATATTTTAGAGATATTACAAATACTGATATACGACAGAAGATTTATGATGAAAAACTGAGAATGTTAGATGATGAAGCACTACCTTTTGCTATTATCGATGACGGACAACCAGAAGAAGGTGTTGTTCACTCACAAGAAGATATAGACGAATTTATCAGACAAGGTAACAAAGATAGCTTTAGTGTATTCTAAATAACACTTTTTATAAATATTGAGTAATTCAATAAGTAAAATCTTGTTATTCTTAGAAGGAGATAAACAATGGCATTTCAAGTATCACCTGGAGTAAATGTAAGCGAAGTAGATCTTACTACTGTTGTGCCTGCCGTTTCAACAACAACTGGAGCGATAGCTGGACATTTTCGTTGGGGACCTGCTGATCAAAGAGTACTAATCGACTCAGAAGATAGATTAGTCTCTAATTTTCACAAGCCTAACGCAAATACAGCAGATGACTTCTTTACGGCAGCCAATTTTTTAGCATATGGTAACTCGTTAGTTACAGTGAGAGTAGTAGACAGTTCAGTAGCAAAGAACGCAGTTTCTGGCTCTGCCGCCGCCTACATCTCAAACGAAGACTTTTATAATGAGTCATATTCACATAATTCAAGTAGTGGAGATTGGGTTGCAAGATATCCTGGTATCTTAGGCAACAGCATAAAAGTATCTGTATGTCAAAGTAAGGCGGCTTATGAAAGCACAAGTACTTTGCACACTCATACATATTCAATAACTCAAAACACAAAAACTCTAGTATTCAATAAAGACTCAATCGCACTATCTACTGACTTTGTAGTTGGTGATATACTATTATTGGGTACAAACTTAGAGCAAAGAAAAATCACAGCAATATCTGGTAACAATATCACACTAGACAGTAACTATACTGGTGACACACTTACTAGAAGTGCTAGTGCAATTACAAGAAGATGGGAGTTCTTCAACTCATTTGATCATGCACCAACAACCACAGTCTCAGCTAATACAGTAAATTCTGAAGGCGATGGAATGCATATCGCAGTTGTAGATGAAGATGGACATATCACAGGTACAGCAGGTGCTATGATAGAATCATATTCACATGTATCTTCAGCGTCTGATGCTAAAACTGAACAAGGTGGAAATAACTTCTATAAAGATGTTATCAACCAAGGTTCAAACTGGATATTTTGGGGAGCCCACAATGCAAGTCTGACAAATGCTGGACAAGAAGCCAAAAAAGGTAATGACGGAACAGCAGGTTCAGGTAACAACTTTGGTGGTGCTACAAAACCAGTAACAAATAGTTTATCACTTGGTAAAGATGGTGGTGTACCTACAACAGCAAACTATACAGCTGGATATAATAAGTTTAAATCTGCTGATGATGTTGATGTATCACTCATACTAGGTTCATCTGCCGACACAACTCTTGCTACACATCTAATCAACAATATCGCTGAACACAGAAAAGACTGTGTTGCTGTGATATCACCTGAAAGAGCAGATGTAGTAAACAATGATAGCTATGATGGTAAGCAAACACAAGATGTAATAGCATTTAGAAACACATTACCTTCATCTTCATACAGTGTAATGGATTCAGGTTGGAAATACATGTACGATAAGTACAACGATATATTCAGATATGTGCCTCTAAACGGAGATACAGCTGGACTTATGGTACAATCCGACTTGACAAGAGATCCATGGTTCTCACCAGCTGGTTACAACAGAGGTAATGTCAAGAACGCAGTTAAACTAGCATTCAATCCTTCAAAAGCAGATAGAGATGAACTCTATAAGAGCGGTGTAAACCCAATCGTATCATTTCCAGGACAAGGAACAGTTCTGTTTGGTGATAAGACAATGCTTACACAACCAAGTGCTTTTGATAGAATAAACGTAAGAAGACTATTCATAGTACTAGAGAAAGCGATTGCAACGGCTGCCAAATTCACACTATTTGAATTTAACGATGCTTTCACTCAATCGCAGTTTAAAAATCTAGTAGAACCATTCTTACGAGATGTTCAAGGACGAAGAGGTATTACAGATTTCGCAGTTGTATGTGACGGAACAAACAATACGGGAGAAGTGATTGATAGAAATGAATTTGTTGGTGACATTTATGTCAAACCATCACGTTCAATAAACTTCATTCAACTTAACTTTGTAGCAGTACGTTCAGGCATAGAATTTTCTGAAATAGTAGGCAAAGCAACATAAATAGGGATACAGGAGAAAAAACATGGCTTTTAACGTAAATGAGTTTGCTGGCGCCCTAAAATCAGGTGGTGCAAGAAATTCACTCTTTCAAGTAAATATCACAAATCCTATAAACGGAGTTGCTGATGCTACTGTTCCTTTCATGTGTAAAGGCGCTCAGGTGCCTGCCGCCACGTTAGGAACAATCGAAGTACCATACTTTGGTAGACAAATCAAAGTTGCAGGAAATAGAACTTATGCTGAGTGGGCACCTACTATCATAAATGATGAAGACATGAGTATACGAAATGCAATGGAACAATGGAATCATTCAATCAACAGCGTTCAAGGAAACTTGAGAGCTACTGGTGGTTCTGCTCCAAGTCTATATAAAGCTTCAGCACAAGTTACTCAGTTCTCAAAGACAGGTGAAATTTTAAGAGTGTATGATTTTGTAGGATTGTACCCATCTGAAGTATCTACTATAGATATGGCGTGGGACGCTGAAACAATCCAAGAGTATACTGTTACATTTCAGTACGACTATTGGCAAGTATCAGGCGGAACTACCGGTAACGCTGGCGGAATTTAAACCGAATTGATGATTTCGTGAGTCATAAATAGTATAAGACACACGTAAAGGATATAATATGGCAGAAGAAAGAAAGGGTTTTCTGCGAGAAGCAGTAGAACTATTCGGATTTCGTATAGGGCGTCCCGAAAGAGAAGCACCATTACCCTCATTTGTACCACCTTCACAAGATGATGGCGCTATCGCTATCAACGAGGGTGGTGCTTTCGGTACGACAGTTGATTTAGATAATAGAATCAAAAGTGAAACCCAATTAATCACAAAATATAGAGAGATGGCTCTGCAACCAGAGGCAGAGAAAGCTATTGATGATATTGTCAATGAAGCTATTATCATTGACGATAATAAAATGCCTGTTGAGATGAACTTAGATGAGATAGAAGATCTCTCAGACGATATTAAAGATTTGATAAGAAACGAGTTTGAACATTGTCTAAAACTTTTAAAGATGAATACAAAAGGCTATGATGTATTTCGTAACTGGTATGTTGATGGTAAGTTATTCTATCATATTGTAATAGACTTAAAGAGTCCTAGATTAGGTATTAAAGAATTACGTTACATTGATCCTAGAAAAATTAAAAAAGTTAAGAAGCCAGTAAGAAGTAGAAAAACAGTAGAACAAACTGCAAGCACGTTAGGTAAAGAAGTATTAACAAAAAAGTTCGAAGAGTTTTACTTATTTCAAAGTAAAGGTACAAATGACTCAAATTCAGGTATCAAAATAGCACCTGATGCTATAGCATATTGTCACAGTGGTGTTATGGACACAAGAAACTATAACATATTAGGACATATGCATAAAGCAATCAAACCTCTCAATCAGTTGAGAATGCTAGAAGATGCAACAGTTATCTATAGACTTGCAAGGGCACCTGAGAGAAGAATATTCTATATTGATGTTGGTAACTTACCAAAGCAAAAAGCTGAACAGTATCTAAGAGATATGATGGTAAAGCACAAGAATAAATTAGTATACGATGCTAATACTGGTGAAGTAAGAGATGATAGAAAGTTTCTTACAATGCTTGAAGATTATTGGTTACCTAGACGAGAAGGTGGTAGAGGTACAGAGATAACAACATTACCTGGAGGACAAAATCTAGGTGAGTTAGATGATGTACAATATTTCAGACGTAAACTATATGAGTCATTGAATGTTCCTGTATCAAGATTAGAACAAGAAACTCAGTTCAATGTTGGTAGAGCGTCAGAAATAACAAGAGATGAGATTAAGTTTTCTAAATTTATTACAAGACTACGTTCTAAATTTTCTGAATTGTTTATGATATTGCTTGAAAAGCAGTTATTGCTTAAAGGCATCATGACATTTGGTGAATGGAATGAAATTAAAGATTTAATTAAGTTTGACTATCAAGAAGATAACCATTTCTCAGAACTCAGAGATGCAGAAGTATTGCGAGAAAGATTAACACTATTACAAGAAATTGATCAATATACTGGTAAATACTTCTCTACTGATTGGATTAGAAGTAATGTTCTAAAACAAACTGATGAAGAGAAAGAGGATATAGATAAACAAATAGAAGCCGAAGCAGAAAATGAAGAACCTGCTGATGAAGAAGAATAAATTATAAATAAGTGAAAGGAAATAATATGGCTGACTATACTACAAAAGATGCAGTAGAATTTGCAGTAGATGGCAAATCTCAAGATTTTAAACATGCTATACATGATATACTAGCAGATAGAGTTCAAAGTGCTATTGAGTTAAAGAAGCTAGATGTTACTGCTAATTTTATGTCACCTCAAAAAGAAGCAGAGGTTGAAGTAGATGAGCCACAAGAGGTAGAGGTACCAGCAGATGAAACTACAGAGGTTTAAACAATTTGACGAAAATATCGCCGCCGACTTTGCGAATATGGATAAGCAAGACGATGATAAAGAAGCCAAAGAACTAAAACCACGTTCTAAGGGTGAAGAAGAATTTGTAAGAATGCATTCATTTGTAAAGTCTGATGCTGAACCAAACGGACAGGATCACATCTTTAATGGTGATATCAAAAATGTTAAATGAGGGCGTATTAGATACACTGCGTAAAATTGTCAAAGACAAGCAGGCTTCTAAAGTAAAATTTAAAAACGGTAAGATGATGAATATCGATATGCAGACAGCTAATATGATAGTGCAGTCTTATGATAAAAGGATTACAAAGCCTGAATTAAAAAAGAAAGTAGAGAAAATGATTGATGGAAGTCCAGAAGGACTTATGAAAGTATTAGACATCATGTATAAGAAATAGGGTAAAGAAATGGGAATATCAGTAAAGGGAACAGCAACAGCACTTGCTACAGGCACGACAAAGTTTAAAACTGCAACTGCTGTTTATCTTTGTGGACATACCTCTGCAACTGAAGTCACTGTAAGAAATGAAGACGATGATGCAAATGTAGGCACCATTAAGATACCAGCAAACGGAACTGTAGTAGTTAATCTAGTAATAGGACAAGGACTCAGAGGTCCAACTACTGTTACAGGCACACACGTTGCCTCTGGTGGGAGTTAGAGATGAAACTGATAACCGAAGTTAACGAAGAAATTAAACACGAAATCTCAGAAGATGCTAAAGGTAAGAAAGCATTGCATATAGAAGGTATCTTTATGCAAGCTGACATGAAAAACCGAAATGGTAGAATGTATCCAAAAGATGTGTTACTAAAAGAAGTAAATAGATATAACAAAGAATATATTGCTAAGAACCGAGCATATGGAGAATTAGGACACCCACAAGGTCCAACTATCAATCTAGAAAGAGTATCGCATATGATAACACAACTAGAACCAGATGGTTCAAACTTTATGGGTAAAGCTAAGATTATGACTGACACACCATATGGTAAAATAGTTGAGTCACTTATAAATGAAGGCGCTCAATTAGGAGTATCAAGTCGTGGTATGGGAAGTCTAAAACAAGTAAATGGTACTAACGAAGTGCAGAAAGATTTTTATCTAGCAACTGCCGCCGACATCGTGGCAGATCCGTCAGCACCAAATGCGTTTGTAAATGGTATCATGGAAAGTAAAGAATGGGTATGGGATAACGGAATCATTAAAGAAGCCGATATTTCTAGTATGCATACAGAGGTTAAGACAGCCTCAAAGAGTGAATTAGAGAATGTTAAACTAAAAGTTTTTGAAAATTTTCTTTCAAAATTATGATTTTATAAATAGATTGTAAATAACTTAAAATCGATCAAAAGGAGCAAGTACATGTCCGATCAAGTTCAAGAAACAAATCTAGAGGAAGATCAAATCCTCGATGATGTAGTTGCTGATCAGGAAGTTGAAGTTGACTTAGATGATAGCATTGATGAAGGTAAAAAAGCATCAATGGGCGATCCTTCAGAAATTCCAGATCCAGAGGCTAAAACAAATTCAGGTAAAGAAGCACCAAAAGGTGGAGAACCTATGGCTAAATTACCTAGCACAAAAGTTGGTATGATTTCGGCGGCTGTAGAAAAATTACAGTCAATGAAAAAAGCTGAGGTTACAAATATGGTTACTGCCATGATGAACCCTAAAACAAATGAGATGGCAGTGAATGCCATGCATAGCCCTAAGAAAAAGGGTAAGAAAATGGGCGAAGAAGTCGAAGACGATTCACCAACATTATCAGAAATAATCAAAGTGTCAAAAGATGATATCGATGTATCAGAAGACATGAAAGCAATGTTTGGTTCTGAAGATCTATCAGAAGATTTCAGAGATAAAGCGACAACTATCTTTGAATCTGCTGTTCTATCAAAAGTAAACGAAGTATTAGAGTCTGCTACTATAGACATGAATGCTGAGATTGAAGTAGAAAGAGCAACAGCAAGAGCCGATATGGAAAGCAAGCTTGACGATTACCTAGACTACGTAGTAAACGAGTGGGTAAAAGAAAATGAACTTGCTATCGAAAAAGGCATACGTTCTGAAATCGTAGAAAACTTCATGGTTGGACTTAGAAATCTTTTCACCGAAAACTATATCGACATTCCTGAAGATAAAGTAGATATCGTTGATGAGATGGCAGCCAAAGTTGAAGAACAAGAGTCTGCTGTAAACGAAGAAATAGAAAAGAACATTGAACTCAGAAAAGAGTTGAATGCTCTAAAAATGAACAAAGCCTTAGGTGAAGTAAGTGAAGGACTCACTGAAACACAAAAGGAAAAGTTTATATCACTAGCTGAAGGTGTTGACTACGAAGGCGATGACTACACAGCAAAGCTAGAGACTATAAAAGAGAACTACTTCCCACAAGAAGAAGTTGTTGAAAATAACGATGTGTCTGATGAGGAACCCCTAGAAAATCTAGAGGAAGAAACAAAAGTGAACGGCTCTATGGCAAACTATATGAGTGCCATATCTCGAAGCATCAAAAAGTAGTAAATTATAAATATTGATTAATAGGCTGAAATTAGTTTAAAAGGAGACTAAAATGTATCAATCTGATGAACTTCAAAAGAAGTGGCAGCCAGTTCTTGAGCATCCTGATTTAGCAGAGATTAAAGATGCACATAAAAGAGCCGTAACTGCAACTCTTCTTGAGAACCAAGAAAGATCCGCCAGAGAGGAATCTCATGGAACGGGTGGATATCAAGCTCCTTCTCTTCTCGGAGAAGCGGCGCCAACTAACGCAATGGGAGCGTCATCATCAACTGCTAGTGATGGCTCAATTGACACTTTCGATCCAGTGTTAATCTCACTCGTAAGACGTTCTATGCCAAATCTAATTGCATATGACATCTGTGGTGTACAACCAATGAGTGGCCCAACAGGACTTATCTTTGCGATGAGATCCAGAACATCAACACAAGGTGGATCTGAAGCACTGTTCAATGAAGTGAACACAGTGTTCTCTGGTTCGGCGGCAGGAAACAACGCATCACAAGATGTCGTAGATGGTGGTTCAACACCTCTACAACAAGCTGGTGCAGATCCAACCGCAAGAGCATCAGGTTCAGGATACACCGTTGGTACTGGTATGACAACAGCACAAGCTGAAGCTTTGGGTGATGGTGCGTCAAATCACTTCCAAGAAATGGCTTTCTCAATAGAGAAAATCTCAGTGACTGCTGTTTCAAGAGCGTTAAAAGCTGAGTACACAATGGAATTAGCACAAGACTTGAAAGCAATTCATGGACTTGATGCTGAAACCGAATTGTCAAACATACTATCTGCTGAAATCTTAGCTGAAATCAACAGAGAAGTTGTGAGAACAATTAACTACACAGCTACAGCTGGTTCACAAAACAACGTGACAACTGCTGGTACTTTTGACTTAGACACAGACTCAAACGGACGTTGGAGCGTAGAAAAGTTCAAAGGTTTAATGTTTAACATCGAAAGAGATGCTAACGAAATCGCAAAAGCTACCAGACGAGGGAAAGGTAACATGATGATCTGCTCATCTGATGTTGCTTCTGCTCTTCAAATGGCTGGTGTTCTCGACTACACACCTGCTCTTAACAATAATCTGCAAGTAGATGACACAGGTAACACCTTTGCTGGTGTGCTTAATGGAAGAATTAAGGTGTATATCGATCCTTATTTCTCACCTGCAAACTCCGGTGCCTCTGCTGAGAACTATTACACATTAGGCTACAAAGGTTCAAGTGCATTTGATGCTGGACTTTTCTATTGCCCATATGTGCCTCTACAGATGGTAAGAGCAATTGGAGAGAATACTTTCCAACCAAAAATCGGCTTCAAAACTAGATATGGAATGGTAGCAAACCCATTCGCAACATCTAACGCCGATGGTGCAATTGCTTTCGCTAAGAAGAACATCTATTACAGATTGTCTAAAGTAGCAAACTTAATGTAATTAGTAACTAATTAACTTAAAACTAAAAAGGGCGTTTCGGCGCCCTTTTTTATTGTTCTTATAAATAGTGGATAAGGAGTATTAGATATGGGTTCACTACAAAGAACAATGCCTGCAAATCTGAGTTTTCTCTCACCTACAGGTTTTAAATTTGCAATACAGAAATTACCTCATGTAAACTATTTTTGCACTAGTGCAGATATTCCTGACATTACTTTAGGACAGGTTGATCAAGAAAACTTATTCATAAGAATACCTGTACCAGGTGATAAGCTTGCATTCTCACCTTTAAACTTATCTTTCGCTATAGATGAAGATATGAAGAACTTCAAAGAAATATATGATTGGTTGATAGGTTTAGGTTATCCAGATAATTTCGAACAGAGAGCAAATCTACAAAGTGCTTTACAGCAAAGAAACGAAAGATCAGGTTTAGTGTATTCAGATGGTAGTATGATTATTACAACTGCACAGTATCAACCAAATATATTGATAAACTTTATAGACTTATATCCAATAAGCATAGGTGGTTTAGAGTTTAGTACACAAAGTACCGATATCGAATATTTGCAAGGCTCCGTTTCATTCAATTATAGAAAGTATACGATTGACTTTATAAAATAAATATGTTATAGTGATAGTATGATTATAAAAAATGATAAGTATATACTTGATCTACAAGGCTCCTCAGGCACTGTCTACGGAGAAGGTAAGCTGTTGTTCAAAGGTTTCAGTGGTACTGCAATCAAAGAATATATAAGATACGTTCCTGAACACCGAGAAAAATTTAGAGGTGTAAAAGAGCATCAACGTAAAATGGAGTTAGCTAAAGACTTAGAACAAGCTAGACTCAAAGCAAGGGAAAATAAAAAATGAACTGGTTAGTAGTAGTGATATTCTCAGGCGTTGTGGGAGGATATCAGGATTTGTATATTTTACAAAAACCTTCTTTTGTTTCAAGAGAAGAATGTAGAACAGGATTAGGTTCAGAAGAACTTAGAGTTGCACTGACAAAGCAACTAACAAAAGAGTATACTGCATATAAGCCTATAGAAAGAATAGTATGTGCAACACAGAAACAAATACAACAAGTATTAAATGATAGTTATGGTAAAAGGGACACATGAAAATAGAAGATATTATGGAGATGTGGACTAAAGATAGTTCCATCGATGAAACTGAATTAGCAACTGAAAGTTCTAATATACCTGTATTACACAACAAGTATCTAAAAATATTCATGGCAGAACGTATCAAACTATTTTCTGCAAAAGCTGAACTCAAAAAGAAACGTAGAGTTTTGCTTGAGTATTACCTTGGTGAACTGGATCAAGAAGAATTGCAAGAACTTGGTAGAGAACAGTTCTATAAGAAATTGTTAAAGAATGAAGTTGACTTATATATTGATAGTGATGATGCTCTTACAGAGCAAAGTTTACGTGTATCTGTACAAGAAGAAAAAGTGGGATATTTAGAAGCGGTTTTACGACAAATAAATAATAGAGGATTTCAGATAAAGAATGCAATCGACTGGAATAGATTCATTACAGGATAGAGAAGAAGTAGTATCTAGACTAAAATTGAGAATAGCGAAATTTAAAAAAGATCATGCTGAATTATGGAACAAGAAGTACGACTATCCAGAAGTGAGAGTAGTAGAAGAGACTCAATCAGAGTCAGAAGATACAACTCCGTCTATATACAAGTTGATGCTGAAAAATCAACATGCAGAGAATTAAGTGACTACTTTACATTTGATGTTCCTGGTGCATCATTTATGCCAGCATATCGCAATCGCTATTGGGACGGTAAGATTAGATTATTCAATATTAATACAAAGCTTATCTATAGCGGACTTATACATCACATAAAACTATTTACAGAACAACGTGACTATGATTTATTCTTAGAGGATAATCTAGATTCTGTTCACGATATATCTATACCACAATTAGAATCCTTTACTAAAGATTATAAAATAAAACCTTACGACTATCAGCTTGGTGCTTTTGCTCATGCATTGAGAACAGAACGAGCGTTGATACTTTCACCAACCGCAAGTGGTAAATCTCTAATTATATTTATGTTGTGTGATTATCTGAAAGGTAGAAAGCTTATTATTGTTCCCACCACTTCATTAGTGTTTCAGTTAGATAAAGACTTCGAATCATATTATACTAACAGGATTTATTCTACACACTTAATCATGTCCGGACAAGACAAAAATGCAGATGCAGACATTTTTATTTCAACGTGGCAATCTATCTACAAACAACCAAAGAAATGGTTTGATCAGTTTGATGTAGTGATAGGTGACGAAGCACATTTATTTAAAGCTAACTCTCTTACTAAGATTATGACTAAACTAGAGAACTGTGATTACAGGTACGGCTTTACAGGTACATTAGATGGTACACAAACCCATAGATTAGTATTAGAAGGATTGTTTGGTTCTGTAATGAAAGCTACTTCTACTAAAGAACTTATCGATACAGATAGAATAGCTGACTTGAGAATAAAAGCATTAGTTTTAAAATATCCTGAAAATGTTCGTAAGATGATGGCTAAACAAAAATATGATATAGAAATGAAGTTTATTGCCAGTTGGGAACCTAGAAATAATTTTATAAAGAACTTAGCAATAAGTAGAAAAGGCAATACACTGTTGTTATTTCAATATGTAGAAAAGCACGGAAAGGTATTATATAATCTCATAAATAGTGCAGTATCTGATAGAAAAGTATTTTTTATTCATGGAGGTGTTGATGTTGAAGAACGTGAAGAAGCAAGAGAGATTACAGAAAAAGAAAACGATGCCATTATCATTGCTAGTTACGGAACTTTCTCTACTGGTATCAACATACGAAACTTACATAATATTATTTTTGCTTCTCCTAGTAAGTCCCGTATAAGAAATTTGCAATCTATAGGAAGAGGTTTACGTAAAGGTGATAAAAAGAGTGTAGCTACTCTTTATGATATATCTGATGATTTGACTTACAAATCTTGGAATAACTTTACACTTAAACATTTTGCAGTAAGAGTAAAGATGTATAATGAAGAAGAGTTTGATTACAAGATATACAACATAAGGTTAAAAGATGATAGTACTAATAAAACTGACGAGCGGAGAAACTCTGCTAACAAGGCAGTTCTACCGATCCAATGATAAAGTAACTGTCATTGATCCTTTGAAAATGGAGTTTGTGAGTGATATGGGTGGACCTGCTATGCATTCTACTTTTTGGATACCTTTGACAAAAGAAGAAATTAGCGTTGACATAGACATGACACATGTGATAATATGTACAGAAGCACCTACAGATTTGGCAGAGTTCTATACTAAATCTATGGCTAGAATAAAACAAGATGATAATGAAGAAGATAAAAAACTTATTGAGGAGAAAGTTAAAAATGCTATTAAACAATTTACAAAGCATACATCTAATACAAGTAGTTGGACGATGCACTGATGGCTAAAGCTAAGAGACAAAAACATAATTATGTTGACAATAAGAAATTTTTAGCTGAAATGATAGAGTACAGAACTTCTGTAATACAAGCAAATACTGAAGAACGTCCTAGAGTACCATTTTATATTGGTGATTGTATCATGAAAATCGCTACACATTTGTCATACAAACCTAATTTTATAAACTACACATTTAGAGAAGAGATGATATCAGATGGTGTAGAAAACTGTTTACAATATATTGATAACTTTGATCCTGAGAAGTCTAAGAATCCTTTTGCATATTTCACTCAGATTATATACTTTGCATTTCTAAGACGTATACAGAAAGAAAAGAAATATCTCTATACAAAATATAAAGCATCAGAAAACACAAATTTATTTGGAGAAACTTCAGAGAACTCTGGAGAAAACGGCAGAAATTATAATGAGAAGATTAAATATAATGAATGGAGTGAAGAATACATGAATGATTTTATTGAAAACTTCGAAGAAAATAAAAGAAAGAAGAAAAGAAAAACTGTCGCACCTTTAGATAAGT